GAACCGACCCGCCAGAGCCCCCACCTCCCCCAAATGGATTTGAACCGCCAAATTTCGATATTCCAGATGATACCACGCTAATTATCCCTAGTCCCCAAGCAGGGTTTGAGGATTCCTATCCAGGTAATAGCACTACTTCATTTCAAGCAAATCCCATTGTGGGACAGGAAGATAATACTAGATGTTACTGGACAGACCCACTAACTGATGTAAATCAGCCAAAAGGTACAATTCCTTTAACGCCCGTGGGTAGTTTTGTGGACTCGTTTCCTGGGACCGTTGAGGCAGAGCTTAGTAATTTATGCCAAGGAACAGTCGCAGAAGTTAATCTTTGTCAACCTGAAATATCTGTTGTCATCTACGGCACACAAGAGGACTTTGAGTGGATACAAAATAATGATCTCAGTTTGTATTCTTTATCTATAACGGGGATGTATAATTTTGTATACGATCTTGTATTCGATACACACACCGCAGAGTATACGAGATTCGAGGGTAGCCTAGCGATTCCAATTTCGGTAGTTTATGATGATGGAGGGGGGACAGGTGAGATAGATCCAAACATTGGGTGGGACTCAATAACGATTAAATCTAACACTGGGGAAACGACAGGATCAGTTGTCACTGAGCCCACATCTTGGGATTTAGGCACAACGACAATAATTTCTTGGGCGTTTAGTTTTGCAAATCCTACTGATTATCCTGTCCCAGGGATCACGCTAGATACCTTGTTCGGGTATATTAACACAGAAGATGTGCAAGATCAGTTAATGCTCCCTCCCGAGGATGTAACTTTAACTGTAGAATATGCAAATGGCAATACTGAGCAAATAACAATATTAATTAATAATGATATTGGAACTGGTGGGTCTACTGGTGGAGGCACTACAACGCAAGTAGGAGATGCAGCGGACGCAGGACCTGCTACACAAATTTGTTTAATAGATTCTGACTGTCCTGATGGTTATATTTGTGTCGATGGTGTGTGTGTTCTTGATGATGATCCAGGCCCTGGAGGTGGAGAAGGGCAGTTACCAGTCTACCCCACCACAGACATTGAAATTTTGTACAATGACTCCACTGGAGGTAGTGTTTCTCTTTTGCCAACTCTTTGGCCTGAAGGAACTTACATTGGGCATTTAGATGTATACGGACCTCCAACTTACGGTGACCCAGAGATTACTTATGGATGGAGTCAGTTTTCTTTAGATGGAGTTACTAGTAATAACGATACTGGAGAAATTACTTTTTCTAATATTCCTGTCGAATGGAATGTGGAGCCAACGCAAGTACAGATTATTGCTTACAGCCCTGACGGACAAACAGATGTTACAATTAATATTGTAACATCAGAGGCTGATGATGGTGGTGGTGGAGAGCCTGACCCTTGTGAAGGGGTTGTTTGTCCCCCTGGGCAGGTATGCGATAATGGAATTTGTGTTCCTATTGAGTTTTTTACTAATGGAGGTGGTCCAGGAGAGGCTGGTAGATCCAGTAAAATGATCTTACCTAAAAATAAACAAAAGCTAGGGGCAACTTCAATTAAGGCTACTCCTAGAAACATGACCTCTCCTATTACCTCAGTAAAAACATCAGGTAGATATTATCACAGTATAAGACAAGTTCCTTTTACACCAGAGGTACTAGAAACTAGATACCTTTTAGCAGGGTACACAAACGGAGTTACTTACCCAGCGTTTTCATTCTTTCAAACTACAGACTACGCAGAGGATGTTACCGTTAAATATGCCTCAAATTTAGATCACAGCACGACAGGGGTTGCACCTAAAAAATCTGTATTCGCAAACAATGTAGATTTTACAATTAAAGAAATTAAGGGAATCAATAATGACGGTGCAAACTATAGTGATTTTGCATATAATGCTTTAAGCGATCATAAAGTTATACGAAGTTTAGATCCTAAAGTTAGATCCACGCTTGCCTCTATGTTGGATGTTGATGGTAAGCCATTGTTACCTAGATTTGCTAAGAATATTAAAAATGCCTTGATTAGGGGCGAGGATGACCAGATTTCTGTGGAGGACATCACCGCATTAACCACAGAAAAATTAAATTCAGTTCGTTTAGCCACAAGTAACAATAAAGCTTTGAATTATTCTAATGCGATAACCACTTTGTTGGCTAATGCTAAACCACTAGATCCTGATTTATACAAAACAGAATTAAGAAAAAGAAACCAGTTGTTCAACTGGAGGGTGCTGGCTGAAGAAATAAACAAGAGAGTTATCTATAAAAAGTCTGACGGAACCTCGACTCCTCAATACTTGCCTAACGCTGAAACGCTAACTGTAAAAACATCAGATGGCACTGAGCACACTTTGGACATGCAAGACGGTGATTATTTTGATGCAAATCCTGTCACAGGCTCTAACAGACTCACCGTATTCTCTGACATTTCAAAAGCAAAATCAATCACGACAGCAGATAGGGCTCAGGCGTATGCAGCGTTTGGTAAGCAATACACGATTACTTTAGATTGCTCTTCTGATACTTCGTCCTTAGTTGAATTAAATGTTGATACTACAGCAGCTAGACAAGATTATTATTTCCTAAAGCTTGATAAAAATAGTATCACTAAAGAGGATGAGGGTAGTATCTTCTTACGAAAAATGTCAGGTGAATATGATTATGAGACTGATGTTGATAATATTAATACTTTTGTTAAACATAAGGCCTTCCCATATCTTTTAGTTTATTTGAGAAACGATGATATGTTATTTAATCATTTAGAGAGTGGGAAACGCGCAAAGGTAACTTTGAGTGACATAAGTTTAGATAATTTTTCAAATGCGCCCGATGTAATCTTTCCATTCTGGATGCCGTGGCATATTATGATCATTCCCTCTGATAGATCAAGAAATATTATTTCTCATCAAACCTCAAGGTTAGACAATTTTAATAAAAGAAGTGTAGACATTGGCTACTTACCCATCCTTACAGACACTGGGCGAGGTATGAAAAATCACTTTTATCTAACAGAGTCAGTTACAACGACCGAAAGTATTAATTTTAAGCCCGATGTTGTTGGAAATATTGTTTACGAAGAGGGTAGAAAATATTCATTAAATACCACAGGACTAGAAGCAGTTAATAAATATAAAAACTCGGTTGAGGTTTTACCTAGAAAGTTATCTCCTACGGGAAAACTGTTGCAAGAAGTTAGTGCAATCAAAGTTAATAACTCTCTGGGGAGCCGTGATAGCGTGAGCGTATACGATGTTTTCAGTCGCTTAGAACCAAAAGTATTTAGAAGCCTTCATTTGGATCAAGTTGATATAAATAAGTTTAAAGGAAGACTTCGAAGAAATATGGTAACTGAGGACGATGATATAAATAAAACCTATTTTGTTCCCGTAAAAGAGTTAAGTAATATAAATAATAAGCCGCCTGTTCTAATTCCCAGCACCCCAGAGAATCCTGTTATTGTAAACATTCAATCTGTGGTTGCGGGGGAGGAGGCTGAGGCTGTTCCCGCACCAGAAGATCGCCCTGGAGGACCTACCCCTATACCTTAGGAGTCTTATAATGCCTTTAATTTCTATTTACGGAGATCAAGGAGTAGGGGATTGCTTATTAGGGCATCCTCTAACACCCGCCATAGGAAGTATAACAACTTTTAATGTTGAGGATACCATGACATCCTGGAGAACTCTTATACAAGGTCGCCCTATAAGCATTAAAGGGACGGAAGGATTAGCTACTTGTGGTCACTTTACAACAGCAGTGATAGCATCCACAAATGTTGAGGCAGAAGGGTTTGGAGTTCATAGGCAGGGAGACTCTGGTGATTTTCCCTCTGGCAATTATGATGCTCTACCCCCAACAAATAACACGAATGTGTTTGCGAATTAGCAACTCAACAAAATAAAAAAATTTTCATTTTTGCTAATTTAATGTAGTACATACACTCAGAGGATTTAATTCTCGTCATTTTATTATTGGAGAAAAAAAATGGATTACAGTCGAACAGTTGATCAGGACTTTGTGAACAATATTCTAGAAAGTTCTATGTGGCAAAAAGCCAGTGTTAAAGTTATTAAAGAAGAGAGTGAGAACGATGCTGACCTAGATGTTGTTCCCGAGTTATCGCACATTGATGGCGACCTTAAAGAGCTTGACGGTGATTGCGTCTACCCTGGTGACGGAGATCAAGAAGAAGGCGAGTTTGAAGAAGAGCTTGAGGAGTCTGAGGAAGAGGAGCAAGAGTCCTTTAGCTTAGACGATCTCCAGTATGTCCTTGACAATCTTGCAGACGATGATCTTTTAGAACACGCTGCTAACATGCTTGAAGTTTTTGATACCGCCTATGAGACTCTTAATGAGGACGAAGAGGAAGAAGAGGTTGAAGAGCTTGAAGAGGATTACATGAAAGGATATGGCGATGATGCACCCCCCATGAGTGCAGCAGCTAAAAAGATCGCCATGGCAAGAAAGAAGAAGAAAGCTCGCCGTAAGTAAAAGGTAATTTCTAATGAATGAATTAGATATTGCAAACTTTGCTGAAGGACTGCTCGAACAGGATAGGAAAAGTGGGAAGATGCCCCAAATGGCTGCTCCCACTGCTCCTTCTCCTGGATCGCCCGACATTTCTGAGGTAGAAGTGCCTTCCAATTACGCTAACGCGATTCTTAGTGAGAGTTTTAATGTACAGACTCCTTCAGTTAAGAAGCATAAGTTAGATGAGGAGGCTGTGTACAAAAGACAGTTAGTTCAGTCTTACAAGACTAAGCTAAAAGAATTAGAGGGCCTTGTTGAAGAAATGACCGCTTTGGGAATGACTGAAAACATGGCAGCAAATATCGGCGGAACCACAACTGTTGGTCGAGTCGGTATAACAGCAGGTGCTCCTCCCTTAGGAGGAAGAAGACGAAGACGAAGTGTTTCTGATAGAATCAATCGAAGAAGAAAAAAGTAGTAGACCTAAGAAAAGGGGCTCGTACCACACCAAGAAAGATGGTGTGGTATCGTCCAAAAAATCTAAGGTTATTAACTACCCCAGTATTCGAGTGGCTTTACGCAGAGGATACCCAGGACAAATTTTTTCTACTAAAGGTGCCGCAAGGTTATATGTGATCAGTAAGGCTGGTTGGGGTAAGAAAAGCTCAGGTAAGATTGCAAAGGGCTTTACCCCTGGAAGCGCAACTCCCTCTGCTGAATGGGGGAGCATAAAAGGACATTCAGTACGAACCATGAAAAAACATGGAAAACAAAAATCAAAGAAATTTGAAAAATATACACCAAAGACAAGTAGGAAAAAATGATTTTAACAGATACTTTTATTGTAGAGAACGCAGAGTTGGTCACTGAAGAGCGTGGGGGCCGAAGAGCCACCATGCTTAGAGGCATTTTTGGTAGATGCGACGAGAAGAACAACAACGGTCGAGTTTACAGCAAGCCTATCTTAGAGAGAGAGGTTGTTCGTTTGGCTGAGGCCATGGGAGAGAGAAGGCTTTTAGGAGAGCTAGATCACCCCTCACATGATTCAGTTAAGTTAAGTAATGTATCACACTTGATTACTAACTTATCATTTAAGAATAATGAACTCTTAGGAGAGTGCGAGCTTTTGGATACTCCAGCAGGTAAGGTAGCACAAGCTTTAGTTGCAGGTGGTGTAAAGGTCGGCATTTCTTCAAGGGGAATGGGTACTTTATCTGAGCAAGCAGATGGGACTAAAAAAGTAAACGAGGATTTCAAGTTAGTTACTTTTGATTTAGTTGCTGATCCCTCTACCCGAGGTGCGTTCCCTGGAATTTCTGAGTCTACTCAATCCGTGCTAGTTGACGAGATTGTAAAAGAAACTCTTAATACAGCAGCAAAAGAAAAGGTCTTTACCACTATTCTTAAGCAAAAGTTAAGAGAAAAGAAAAAGGCTACCGCTAATAAAGGTCTTTCGGCCATGTTCGGCACTCAAGATACAAAAACTTCAGAAGTTAAGCTGGACCGCAAGCCCACCAAGGAGGATCCCCTCTTGGGTGCAGAGCTTGAGTATGGGTGGAATACAGGGAAACCCAGAAAGAAAACCACACGAAGCTATAATAATAGTGATGAGCCTACAACCAACCCTGAAGTTTCAGAAAATAAATACTCACAACTTCAAAATCGCTTAGATGAGGTTAGAGGCACTCAAAGCAAAGCGATGAAGCAAGTAGATGCTGTCGGTAAAGAGGCTAAAAGACGCGAATACATGAGAGGTCTTATGGGTGATTTACGAAATCGCTCAAAGAAAAAGTGAAAAAAATAAAAAAAAGTGGTCTACTTTTTTTAAACTAATAAATATTTATAGACACGGAGATTATTATGAGTAAATTTGATAACATTTCTGAGCTTCTTCCCGAAGGTCTCACAGAGGAAACAATCGAAGAGATTGCTACTCTAGTGAATGAGGTTATTTCTGAAGAAGTTGAGGCAAAAGTTAAGGATCTTGAGAACAAGGTTCATGGATTCTTAAGAATGAAGATTGATGAAGTTAAAGACCACGCTTTAGCGGAACTTGAAAAAGAAAATGAGACTTTCAAGAACGCTAAAATCTTTGAGTCTTTAAAAGCACTTATGGCTTTGGAGCTTAATAGCGATGATGAGGATCACGCAGTCTCACAAACTCGTAAAGAGTTTGATGAAGTCTACGAAGAAAACGAACTCCTCATTAGAGAGCTTAACTCCGCTTTAACCGAGTGCAGTAAATTAGAGAATACCTTAAAGGTTGTTTCTGATAAGATGACATCCATTGAGGAAGAAAGGCATGAACTTCAAGAAGCGTTAGTGAATCTTGAGGAAGCTGCTGAAGTGCCATTTCAAAGTAATGAAAAGGCAGTTATGATTTCGGAGAGAGTAGACTCTGAAGTTGAAGAAGAAGAGGTTACAACTCAACTTAATGAAAATGAGTTTTTAACCAACGATATGATGGCTTTTATGCCTTTTAATAGATAAGGATTACTAATATGGAAATTGATGTTAATGGCGATGTCGCCAACGAAACCGTAGATAAGTGGTCTCCTGTATTGGAAGGGATTGACAGCGATTACACCAAGAGAGTAACAGCACAGCTTCTTGAGAACCAAGCTAAGGCTATTCTTTCTGAGAAAGTTAATGAAAGCATGAGCGACAACATTGGTGGTACAACTACCGTTGGTCGCCTCGGCACTTTCCAGAAGTTTGCATTCCCTCTTGTTCGTCGCGTTTATCCCGAACTAATCGCCAACAACATCGTTGGTGTACAGCCCATGCAGGGGCCTGTCTCCCAGATTTTCTATCTGGGTAACTCACGCAGAGATGGTCTTGGTGGAAACCAAGGTGGTCCTGGTGTTGAGCAAGTTGTTTATAGCAAGTACAACCTCACCTATCGTGGTATGGTTGCAAGTTCTGTTTTTGCTTCTGGCAACTACAACCTTGATGTAAACACAACTCTTGATGTCTCTGAGGTCATGGGTCAGCAAGCAGGTGTTCCTGGCGTAGTATCTGGTGTTCCCTCCAGTACTGTCGGAGGCCAAATTGCTCAGTTCCCCAACCCAGGTGATGGCACTGGCCTTCTTCGTGGAATCGCCGCTGGCCCTGCTGGCATGATGGGATTCAATGTATCTGCTGGTGAGCGTCTTGAAGGCTCTGGTATTCCAGAAATGGTCTTCAACATCGAGCAGCAGCCCGTTGCAGCCCGTACCCGTAAGATGAGAGCCCTTTGGACTCTTGAGGCAGCACAAGATCTTAGAGCATATCACAACCTCGATCTAGAGCGCGAGCTTACCGACCTTCTCGGTAAAGAGCTTCGCCTTGAGATCGACCGTGAGATCATCGAAGACCTTAGAATGCTTGCTTACGGTGTTGGTCGTAACAGAGGAACCGCTTTCCCCGAGGCTCAGTGGAGCAGGAAGTCGCTAGATCAGTCACAGCTTGGTGACACTGGCAACAACTTCAAGTTCGCTCCTGATATGGATGCCAACGGTCCTAGTGGATTCACTTACGACTTCACCAACGCTTACACAAACAGCGAAGGTGCTCTTGCAGGAGACAATGTTTTCCTTCTAGACTTCTCTGCGTCAACACTTGATTTTGCTCCTCAGCATGTCGGTCATGTTTACGCAAACCTTCTTGCTCTTTGCCACTTTGCTTCCAATGATATTTACAAGTCTACACTTCGTGGACCTGGAAACTTCTTGGTAACTTCACCCATCGTCGCTGCAATGCTTCACTCTGCTGCTAAGTTAGAGGGTGGTGTTGAAAGAGTTGATGGACCAAGCAACATGGTTGGTGCTCGCGTAGAGTACAAAGGTAAGCTTGCAGGACACTGGGACCTCTATGTTGATCCCATGTATCCTGAGGATGAGATCATGGTTGGTTACAAAGGTGCTAACGCAATGGATTCGGGTTATGTTTATGCCCCATACATTCCATTACAGCAGACACCCACCATTACCGATCCTGAGTCATTCCAGCCTAGAAAGGGTATCATTACTCGTTACGGTAAGGCTGAAGTTGCTCCTGGCTCGCGTTTCTATCGGATTATCCGACTTGTTGGACCCACTGCGAACTACTTGTTCACACCATTCGTCCGCACCAAGACTAACGGCTGGGCTTAATTAGCTAAGACCTAAGAATTGTAAAGGGCCAGGGGGTTAATTCCCTCTGGCCTTGTTTCTTTTTAATCTAAAATGTATAAATATCAAAGTAAATGTAAGTTTAGAATGCTAACTACTATAGGGGATAAAATTATAGAGATTAGACCTAAGCAGATTATCGAGCTAGACTTCTTAGTGGAGCATGATTATTTAATTTTAGTTTCCCAAAAAGAGCCTCAAAAAAAACGAGGCAGACCAAAAACAACAGGAGTAGAAAATGACATCACCATTCCCAAAACCAAGACTTAATGGATACGGCACTAGTTTCGGAGAGTATGGAGGAAATACACTAACTTCTTACGAACCTGCTGGCGATATTGATCCTTCTAGGTTATCAAAACTTAGAATGTCAGATGCTGTGGAGTTCAACGACTTCGAAGAATTAGCTAGAGATTATATCTTAGGGATGTTGGGTCATCCTGTGGTTAGGGTGGAGTTAACCCCCTTCCAATTAAAACAATGCATACATGAGGCAATCACAAAGCTTGATTATCATGCGCCTTTATGGACACTTCAGTATGCTTCTTTTGATGCATCAGTTGGGCAGAATGTGTATGAGCTTCCCCCTTATATAATTAATAATTTAGAGTATGTATCGTATAAGAAAAACCTTTTATCAATCCCTTCCCAGAACGGCACCTTGGAGTTTGATTTCTTTCTAAAATATTTCCAAGATAACTTCTTGTTTGGAGATATGAACATCGCTGAGTTTTATCAAATGCAGCAGAACCTGGAGATGTATAGGAAGATTCTTAGCCAGGACGGATCATTTAATGTGCTCAATGGAAAGTATATACAAATATCACCAGCCCCGTCTCGAACTCCAGAGCCTGTTATCGTGGAATATAGAGCGTTAGATTCGAACACAATCCAGCCAGCGTATAGTATTTGGGTGCATAAGTATGCTCTGGCCTGTGCTAAAGCTGTTTTGTCTCAAATCCGTGGAAAATATGTTACAGTTCCTTCTCCCGCAGGAGGCGCTCAATTGAATGGGGCTCAGTTAGCAGCAGAAAGTAAAGAAGAAAAAGAACGATTAGTTCAAGAATTATTAATGGAAATTGAAGAACCACCCACCTTCACCACATTCTAATGAGAAAAAAAGATTTATTAAAAGTATCCACGGATATGCCTCCTCTCCCAGAGCTAGAGGGGCAGAGTCTCCTGTCGTTATTCGACCAGGAAAATGCCGATATTAATCTGTTTAATTTGGTAGATGATGAGTTGATTAGGATTGCGGGGTCTGAGATGCTTTACTTTAAATTCCTTCAAGGTGAGGATTATGATGAGGTTTATCTTGAATCTAAATCTAAGCCAATTGCAAGTGATCCAATCTTAGTTCACGGGCACTACGAGCCTAAAGCCATGGAACAGAACTTAACTGAATTTGGTCTTGAGCTTACTAATGATCAGATCTTTATTTTCAATAAATCTTATATTGCAAGTAGGATTGGGCGTGACCCAATTGAAGGGGATGTTATTAAACCTAAATTTCAGAATCAAAGATACGAAATCTTTGAAGTGCAGGAGGACTCGTTCCAGCTATATGGTGTATACCATCTAGTTTGTGCTGCTAAACTTCTTCGTGATGAGAAGGATGTGGTGGAGGAGCCTTATACAAACTTCAGTGATGATGTTGGGGGGTACTTAGACATTGAGAACGCATAGTAATCCAGGGACTGATAACCAAACTCTTAGAGACACTTCTTCTATACAGATTAGTGATATAGATTCTATTGAATCCTCACAAGTTACTTCACAGGAGTATCTTATGAATTTGTTGCATCAAATGGATAAAAGCTCAGTGCTTCCTATAAATGCATACAAAGAGATTGTTCGTTATTTAATTAGTCAGTTTAATGGCCTTAATTATCTTAACGATGAGATGGAGGCAGTTGAAGTAAAATGTAGATATGGTAACCCCGAAAGAACCATAGCGAAGTTAAAAAATCATGACAACATGATAATTCCTGTAATTACTGTGTCACAAAATTCAATCTTAGAGGATGATAACCGTAGACGCTTTGCGAATGTTATTATGCATAAAACATACTACAACAAAGAAACTCTAAGGGCGGAGAGGGTTATTAGTTTGTGCGATAGGCCAGTGACAGCACAGTACAACATAAACTTATGGTGTAAGTACATGGATGACATGGACCAATTGGCCCAGCAGATTAGGCTTAAGTTTAATCCTTCTTTGGAGTTGTCTACTGAGTTCAGCAAAGACAGCAAGGCATTTTTAGTGTCCGAAACTAATAATTATAGTTTCTCTGTTGGCGATAAGGAAGATAGAATTATTAGGAAAACCTTTACTGTTGGAGTAGAAACCTACATTAAGAGCCCTAAATTTAAGGTAACCTCTACAGGAAAGCTGGAACAAATTAATTTAGAGTCTTATTTAACATAAGCAAAAAAATTATTTCACAAAATAGCGTCTTCCTTGCTAAATACAAGTAGAGGTTATTTATGAAATTACTCAAAAATGATTGTTTACAGCGGTTAGAACTATATCTAACAACCCCAAAAGGCGTAAAGCGTATCTGGTTATCTCCCAGAGAGACGCTTGTTGTGCCTGAAAGCTACTTTAGCAATCAACTACAAAATCTCCGAGAGCGGAGACTCATTACCGTTCGAGGAGCTTAGGAGAATAAAAAATGGTAAACTTTGTCAGTCCAGGCGTTTATGTAATAGAAAAAGATATAAGTGATTATACACCAGCTATCAATCCCACAGTGGTTGGTATTGTTGGCTTTGCAGGGAAAGGTGTTCCTAACAAACCAACACTAATCACTAGTCAAGAAGGGCTAATTAAAACTTTTGGAAGGCCCACTGAGGATCTTCCAGGACAAGCCTTGGAAGGATCTTTAGAGATTCTTGAAACATGCAACCAACTTTATTTCATTAGAGCAATGGGAAGCAGCACTGCCACGACAGCAAGTGCTACTGTTGAAATGGGGGGCTGCCCTGCGGTCGCCGTCTTCAATAGTGGAACAGGCTATGGTGTTGGTGAAACCCTTTACCTTGAGTTACAAGCAAGTGATAACAACGGTAACAAGGTTTATCAGTCTCCCAAGAGAATCGCAATTGATTCTGGAACCACTATGGGTGGAACAGCATGTACAACTCAGGCACAAGCTATGGCTACTCTAGTTGGAGGTTCATTAGACGGAGACAAGATCGGCTCTTACATGACCGCTTCTAGTTTAGACAGCACTGTTGCTTCAAGTATCGGAAACTACCTTGTTGCAAACTTTGCTGGTTCTGGAGCAATTCTACATGTTAAAGCCTTTAAAGATTCAGCCTATACCGTAGAGTCTAGTAGTTTATATCCTGTTGGCGCAAGTGGGCAAGCCTCTGGCCTAGCTGGAGTTGATAGTAATGGTGCTCCTTGGAATGGTATCTCTCACCAAGCAGGAGATTGGGATGACATAACTGGAGGGGCGATGGCTGAGGTAAAAGTTAGAGGAACTCAGTTTGAGGATGCTTCAATTACTCCAGGAGGTTTGGGGTACTTAGTTGAGTCTCAGTACCAAGGAAATGGTTACGATGCTTCAACTCACGCAGACGGAACAATCACTGGAAACTCTGTAACTATTAGCCCCTTGGGATCTCAAAATGATTTCTTAAATGTTAATGAAGATGGGGCCACTGCTGAGTCCTTTAAAGTATCTTTAGTCGGTTCAGGGGCATTTGTTGAGACTGTTATTAATACTGGTCTTGAAAATAGAACATCTGATATTATTAAGGGTAACCTAATGGCCTCTGGTGCTATATTCGATGCAACAAAGTTAGCTCGATATACCACTACACTCTCTGCCATTGGTGCTACACCTAGAGGTGCTGGTGGTCAAGCGGTCAATGTTACGGGAACTTTCGATGCGGCGATGTCCTCTAAGAGAATGTCCCCACGCTTCGCAAAGTTTGTCGCTGGAACTGATAACTTAGCAGGTGGAACAAATGGTGACGGTAGCGGAGATTCTGATAAGGAAGCTGATGCATTAATCGGTGAGGTCGGTGCAAACCGAACAGGAATGGAGGCATTTGATGATGACCTCGTTCCCATCACCATCGCAGCAATCCCAGGGATTACGGATTACAGGGTTCAGAACTCTTTAATTACTCTTGCTGAAAGAATCGGGTTCCTTGCTGTGTTCGGTACTCCTTTAGGATTAGGCCAAGCTCAAGATGCTATTGATTACAGCAATGGTCGTACTCCTTACAGGACTACTGCAATGAACAGTTCTTATGCTGCCCTGTATTTCCCACAAGTTAAGGTTTTCAACACCTTCTATGGCAAAGACATGTTCTATGATCCCGCCATCTTTGCCATCAGGCAAATGGGGTACACTGATACTGTTGCTGACCTTTGGTTCGCACCAGCAGGTTTTGTGCGTGGTAGACTTACCAAGCCTAGCGAAACAGAAGTGCATCTTAACCAAGGTGATAGAGACGCTCTTTACAGCGGAGGTAATATTGTTAACCCAATCACTAGCTTCCCACAACAAGGAATCACTATCTTTGGACAAAGAACAACACAAAGAGCTTCGACTGCTCTAGACAGAATTAATGTAAGACGCTTGATGATTTACATCAAACGAGTCATTGAGGCATCAACCAAGAGATTTATCTTTGAGCCTAATGATAAAATTACTCAAGAAAGAATTCAGACATTGCTTACTCCTCTCTTTGAAGATATTAAGAGGCGACGAGGTATCACTGAGTTCAAGGTTGTTTGTGACGAAACTACAAACACCCCAGAGAGAGTTGATAGGAATGAGCTTTGGTGCAAAGTTCTTATTAAACCCACTAAGGCTGCTGAAGTTCTCATTTTCGAGTTGAATGTAGCCTCTCAAGGTGCCACTATTTCAGGTTAATTAGGAGAAAATAAAAATGGCAGATCAATACTTTACAAATAATGACGAGAATGTTGCTCGGACAATCACTGGCGAACAGCCAACTACTCCTTTAGTATCAACTGATCTTGATTCTGTAAGGGCATATCAGTGGGAGATCAGCTTCATGTTTAATCAAGTAGACCCTCTTAACGGTGTTCAAAAGCCTTTAACTCTTGCAGCAAAGCAAGTTAATGGTATCGGAATGAGTGTTGAGGATATCGAGGTTAACCGAGTAAACGATAAGGTCTACTACCCTGGTCGCCCAAGCATGGACGAGTTAGTAGTTACTTTCGATAACTTACAGAAAACAAAAGCAGACAAGCTTTTGTATGAATTAATGGGAGCAACTTATGATCCTCGCACTGGTGAAATGCAGAACCAAGCTATCCCAGGTGGTGGAGGTGTTGGAACAATGCCCTCATTTAAAAACGAGATTCAAGTTGTTCAGCTTACAGGAAAAGGTCTACCCCGAAATGTCATCAGGCTATTCGGAGCATACCCTAAATCAATAACTCACGGGGAGTACAATTATTCTACTAACGAGTTCCACACTATTGAAATGAAATTCCGTTACGACTACTTTGTTAACACTAACGATAAGAAAGGCACTGTTAACTCAACAGTAGGCTGATAGAATAAAGTCAAATTTAAAAAAACCCAACTCGTTGGATGCGGGTTGGGTTTATTTTTTAGCTATGATATAATATGAACTATTTTGATCAATTACTTGAAAGTTATTCCAAACTTAAGAAACGAAATCTTGTACTACTAGAGGCAGAAAGGGGTAAGCAGCCTAACCAACAGGAGTCTGTCGCTAGAGAAGCGGCTAAAACTTTCTTCGGTGCTGCTGACTTGCAACGAGATGTGCAAAAAATGACCACCGCAAATAACAATGATCAGCCCTATGCTTACAAAAAAGATAACTTAACAAAGGTAACAGGTGG